GTGTCGTAAATCTGATTGATGTCGGCTACTCGTTTCGCATAACTTTTTCCTTTTCGCTTCTTGGGTCCCATGCAGCTTGATTAGACATATCGGGGTTACTTACTTTCTTTATAGGGGCGGATGTGGAGTTTCATTTCGCAACTCACAAGCACTCTGCCGCTGCCGTCACAGTTAGGGCATTTTCTCGAGAAGCCCAACTTAGTGACCTTGCCTGTGCCGTGGCATTCACGGCACAAGGCAACTTTCTCCGGTTTGGTCACTTCCTTGATCATACGGTGGTCTCCTCTTTCTTGGGTTCTACATAGAAGGTCTCGTCCTGCGCCACCATGATACCGCATTCGGCCATAGCCGTACCCATCGGAACCTGCTTCTTGGTGATTTCGTTCTCGATGAACTCAACAGCCTCCAGTTCGCGGTCAGCCAGCAGTTTGTCCTTGGCGATTTCCTCGCTGGTGCGCACATAGCCAGGCATGAACTTCTTCACCAGTGTCAGCGCACTCGCCCAGGTGAAGCCTTTCAGGGTCTTCAACTTCGGCGTGCCGGTGCGGAAGCCGATGGTGCCGTGAGCCATGTCGAGGCTCTTCTTCTTGGTGAACAACTCGGCCTGGTTCTCGGTGGCGAAACTCTGGAGCACGTCAAAGGCTTTGTCCTTCTCAGCGCCCAGGGTGGCCAACGTGTCGGCGTACTTCTCACGGATCTTGGCGCACTGCAGTTCTATCTCTGCATTGATTTTCTGAATCCGTGCGTCACTCTTCGCATAGGTTGCGAATGCTTCATCAGCGGCCTCACGGGTCACGCCGGTGATAATGGTCTTTTTCTGTCTTGCCATTGTCTCTTGTTTTTTGATTGTTATTATTAGGGTGAACTTAATTTATGCTTGGCCCATACCCACCAAAGGCACGGCGATATAGGTTACTTCTTGTCTGATATGCTGCGACTCTGTCGCTGCCTCCTGAGCCTTGGCAGGTCTCAAACCGCCCTTGCTCATAATGGCACGCAACTTCACCTGCAGCGCGTCGAGGTCTTTCACGCCCAACTGAGCGAACTCCTTGCCGGCAATCTTCGGGTTCCTGCAGAAGTCATTGATACGCTGCCAGTCGGTGGTGTCGATACCTGCCTTCTGCATCAGCTTCAGGCACAGGCTGCGCTTCTTCTTCAGTTGCTCCTTCCAGCCGGTGCGTTCCTCCAGCGAGGCGCACATTGCGTTGTACTCTTTCTGCGTCATTTCCTTCAGGCTCGTTGTCCGACCGTCCGTGAAACTTGACACAAGGGTCTCTTTCATATCCTCGGTATTACCGCCTGGCAGACGATTCAGTGAGGCATAGAAGCGGTGGTAGTTGTTTATCTGTCCCATGTTCGTTCCTTTTAGTGTTTCCAAACGACTCTCCCGAATTCCTTGGTTCCTTCAATGACACCGGCACCGAAACCGACTATTGACCACACGCAACCGATGGCAACGCCTACACAAATGGTAATTACTACCAGCATCCAGAAAATTGGGTTCCACCACTTAGGGCGGATGGCTTTCTCAATGTAAACTTTCATATTGCTATCTGGTTAAAATTAAACTTGATTCTCATTTTCTCAGTCTTTTGATATTATTTGTCACTATTGCAGTGCATGAACACATCGAGGATCTTGGTCTCATTCACGGCGGTAATAACATAATCTACCATTGAGCCACGCATCACCTCTTCGGTATTCTTGCGAGCCGTTTCTATATCGGCACCCTGTACAAGATAGGTCATGGCGGTTTGTTTCTCATTCATCGTCTTTTCATCGATTGTGATGAAGGACAGACGTATTTTATACCATTTGTCAGCGGTAGAGTCATCACTAAAGAACACCTCCTTGAAGGGGGCACGGCTAATGTCGAGGACTTCAAATTCGCCTTTGACATAGGGGGCCATTTCTTCGCAGATGTGCTTCTCTGCTTCACCGAATGAAAGTGAGTCAATGACATACTGCTCGGTTGTTTTTTTCAGGATGCCGGTCTCTCGTGTCTGGTCGTAACGAATTTTGGCGATAAACCAGTTTGCTGTAATTGATTTCATGTGATAAATGTTTTAGGGGTTATACTTTCTCTTTTGCCAGTCTGAATCGTTCCTTCAGCACAACGTCCCAATGGCAGGATTCGCAGCATTCGCCTTCCTCTTTCACTGGGTAGGGGTCATTGCCGTAGCCGTAGAAGGTCTTGCCGCAGATGCAGCACTTGTGTTCCTCGTTGTGTACGTCGTCTTCCTCAAACATAGGCTTCAGACCGCAACTCGTCGCCACGTCCAACTCCAGCTTCGCACCCTTGCTCACCCACCAGCCCTTCAGCATGTAGATGTACTGGCACTCCAGCAGCATGTCAATGTCAACTCTCATGTGCTCTCTCCAGTCGCCTGGCTGAGGCAGTCCGTTCTCGAAAGGGTTCACAGGCTCGTAGCCCTGTGCACGGAGGTGGGTCGCTGCTGCACTGAATGCTGCCTTGCGCTCCTCCAGATCATAGTGCGCTATTGCACCGCTGATGTAAACTTTCTTGCTCATTGTCTCGCTATTTTATTGTTTTACTATGTTCACTTTCTCGGCGGCTCGAAGGTAGTTTAGTATTCTCGCTGCATACAGGGGGTCGGTGGTCTCTATCACACGGCAGCCCTTGGTCTTGGCCATCCGTAGGGTGAGGTCGCACTTGCCGCTGTACATCCAGTCGTCAATCACCATCCCGACATTGTCGCCTTTCACTAATAACTGGTACTTATCCATAGCCTCATACGTTATTGGTTGTTCTTAATACGCCTTCTTCCCATACTACGAAACTGTTGCCGGCATCGGGATTGAAGCGTCCTTGGCAGTAGGCTCGGAAACCGACAACCCTTACTTTCACACCAGCACGGTAGCGAAGCCTGACGGCTGGTTTCCCCAACGGTTGCCCTTTGGCTTCCTGACTGATGAAGATGAAACTCTTCTTCGGGAAGGCTTCGAGCAGGGCTTTCGTTTCCGGCCATTCCCAGCCTGCGTCCTGGAACGAGTCCACGATGATGAACTTCGCACTGTGTCGTTTCTTCAGGCGCTCTGTCAGGTCTTCCACGGTGTCACTGGTCACCACACGGAACCAGCCCTGTTTCTTGTCAAGGTCAAACCGTAGCATTCGCTCCTGGAAAGACTGGTTCAAACCTTCCTCGTAACTCAGGTAGAGCACCTGCCCGTAGTGGGTCAGTTCGTAGGCCAGTTGCATCACGAAAGAACTCTTGCCGCTGGCAGACGCACCGCTGATGAACCAGGTGGAGTTCTCCTCCGGCAAACCGAAGGATTCTTCCCACCGGCCACCCCACGGCAGCGTCTTATAGGTCTTCTTGGCTATTTCTTTCGGACTGTAGGCTCGTTTCATTTCTTTGGCTCCTTTTTCAGTTCTGCAATCAAGAGGTCGGCAAGTTCAACAGCAGTCTTGGCTGGTGCATCCTTGGGTTCCGATGGGTTCATATCGTGGCATGCAATGGGATAAATGTCTTTGGCTATCTCATACCTGCGCTGCTCCCAGTCAACGCCACGTTCGTTTGCCTTGCGCATTTCTTTGTGTATGCCGATGACGGCATCCATATACTGCATTTCTATCTTGGTCAACATATCAGGCTCCTTTCTTTAGTTTCTCAATCTCCGTATAGACTCGTCTCAAACCGCCTTGGCTCTTGCGCACGATCTGACCGATATCGGTTCCCTCCGGGGCGTTCACGCTGGCCACAACTCGCGCTTGCTCCATCAAGAACGCCTTGCGGTCGTCTTCCTGGTCCGGAGTGACACGGCTGTACTTGCCGCCGTAACGTGAGAAGATCTCAGCGTAACCCACCTTCTTGCCTTCCACGTTGCGGTTGATCTTGGCTGCCAGTCCGTCGGCTCCCATCATATACCAGCCGCAGCACATTTCGGTGGCGTTCCAAAGGGCTTTGAGTTCAAGAAAAGCCTCGTATGCAAGGTCGCCGGCTTCGTCAAGCACCACCAGAGGGCGCTCCATCGAGCGCAAATAGTAAACCAAATCCTCATAGGTGTCCTGGTACTTGCCCGTGGCACCCACGCCGAACTCGTTGGCTATTTTCTTAACCAGGGCGCGTTTTGTCTTCACCTGGCTGCAGTCGATATACACGGCGTTGCGGTGCTCATTCACATACCATCGAGCGGTGTACGTCTTGCCAATGTTCGGAAGGTCGCACAATATCACGCTCAGGCTACGCTCCTGGCAAGCCTCTAACTGTGTGGTGATATAGTCGAAGGTCGCGGTCCTTGCGCCCTTCCACTCGATAGAGTCGCGCAGGTTCACGTCCAGACGGCGGGCAATGTTCACCCAGTTGGCATCACTCAGAGCCTTATCCGTCTGACCCTTCTTCAGACTGTTGTACACGCTTGCAGATATTCCCAGCGCGGCAGCGTGCTTGGCATCGCTGGGGTAGTTTGCGCGGTTGGTGGCTATCGCCTCCAGAATCCGCTGTTTGTTCGCTGTTGTAATCATATTCTAACGGCGTTTTAATGGGTTTCTAAATATCGGCTATCGGGTCGGGCTTCCATTGGCTTCTGACTGGCTGCTCCTCCTTAATCTGGGGCTCCAGTGCCACGGCTTCTGCCTGTTGTGGCGTTGCCGATGGCTTCAATATGCCCACCTCGTCGATAGCGTGGTCTTTTACATACTTGCTGAACTTCGCAATCTTCTTGCGCTGCTCGATATAGTTCACGGTGTCCTCTTCGGTTTGCTCTGCCATCACACGGTTGTAGGTCTGTACTTTCTCCACGTGGTCGATGTACTTGTCACCTTGGAAGATGTAAACTTCCGTCGGTTTGCCTTCCTCGTCTGGCATATAGTAGGCGGTCACCTGATAGTCATTCGGGCGAAGTTTCTCCAGAACGCTGGTGTCACTCAGCCACCAGTCTTCATGTGCCACACGCACCGTCGAGTTCCTCCTGATACTCGTTTCCACACGCTCACCGATGTAGCGAGCCAGCGTCAGTTTGTCGAGTGGCTGCAGGGTCGGATTGATGCGCTCACAGAGAACGTCCCACCTTGTCATGCCGGGGAACTTCTTCTGGTTGGGGTGCAGTTGGTGGTTCCACTCATAACTGTCACGTCGGTCTTCTGCCACCAACTGGTCCCAACTGAAGTATTCCTTGTCCTCATAGAGTTCGTTGGTCTCGTCGCTCACTTTCTTGTACTCCTGACGCCACTTGCCCTTGCCGTAGAAACGGCCAATGCCCTCGTGGTTCTTGTGGATCACGCTGCGCTTCTTCGCACCGTTCAGAGGCTCGGCATACTTTTCCTGTGAGTTCTGGGGGGCGCAGAAGTGAACGAATGGGAAAGCGACACCGGCTTGCAGGAAGCCGTCTTTGTATTGGGTCATCAAGTGGTTCTCCACCTCGATACCTGCAGGCATTCCCCAGCCCTGCTTCTCAATCAGCCGGAACATGTCGCGGAAGCAATCTACCACCAGACCTTCGTCCTTCTTACGGGCGTAACTGGCACCGACCACGCACTGGCTCACTACGTCGTAGGCATAGTAGGCATGGACGCGCTGCTTGGTATCTTTCAGTTTTCTCGT